ATGGTACTTATGGTACTGTATATTTCAATGAAACGCTGAGTGACTGGAGTAAATTTAATATAAATAAGAGAACCAAGTATGATGCTGCCATAAGTTCTGGTTTAGCTATCATGGCTTGTAATAGACACATGTACCGACCAAACCCTGAAGTAAAGAAACAACCATTAGATATAAGCATATCGAAATATACTAACACCGGATTTAATTCAACAATAATAAAAAAGTAAATTATGGCAGAGTCTGTTGTAAAGAATTTCCCTTCACAAGCAGTTAGTGATTTAGAGAAGATGTCTCAAGAATATGGGTTGAAGGTGGCTAGAGCTATTGAACACGAATGGTTCTCTGGAGCTACATCTAAGTACAGTGGCAATATGAATAACTTCCACAAGTTAAGATTGTATGCAAGAGGGGAGCAACCTATACAAAAGTATAAGAATGAGTTATCTATAAACGGTGACCTAAGCTACTTAAACCTAGATTGGAAACCTGTACCTATTGTACCGAAATTTGTTGATATTGTAGTAAACGGTATGGCTCAAAGGGCTTATGACGTTAAAGCTTATTCTCAAGACTCATACGGGATTAGTAAGAGGACTAAGTATATGGAGTCAATGTTGAAAGATATTAGATCCAAGGAATATAACGACATGGTCCAAGAGGGTTTCGGTATGGACATATACGAGAACGAGAAGGAAACTTTACCAGATACAGAAGAGGAACTAGCTCTTCACATGCAGCTTAATTATAAGCAAGCAGTGGAATTAGCTGAGGAACAGGCTATAAACGTTTTAATGGAGGGTAGTAAATTTGATCTCATTAAGAGGAGAGCTTTATACGACTTAACCACTATAGGTATAGGTGCCGTTAAAACTACATTTGATTGGAGCGAAGGAGCGAGGATACAATATGTTGATCCAGCAAACTTAGTGTACTCTTACACTGAGTCTCCTTACTTTGAAGATATATACTATGTGGGAGAAGTGAAAGAAATTCCAATCAACGAATTAGTGAAAGAGTTTCCTAACTTGTCTGAATCAGAGATCTATGAGATTGTAGAAGGATCAAAGAGTTCCGCTAGATTCGTAAATAACTCTAACGGGGATAAGAATAAAATCAGTGTACTATACTTCAACTACAAGACACATAAGAATAATACATACAAAGTAAAAGAAACCGGGTCAGGTGCTGACAAGGTTATCGAGAAAGATGATACCTTCAATCCACCAGCCGATATGGACGGTAACTTCTCTAAGCTTGAAAAGATCACGGAGTGCTTGTATGAAGGTGTATTAGTATTAGGTACTGATAAATTGTTGAAGTGGGAGATGGCTGAGAATATGCTTAGAACTAAATCCAACTTCGATAAAGTTAAAATGAACTACAGCATCGTTGCACCTAGAATGTACAACGGTAAGATAGAATCTATAGTTAGTAGAATAACTGGGTTTGCTGATATGATTCAGTTAACTCACTTGAAGTTACAGCAAGTCCTGTCTCGTATGGTTCCAGATGGTGTTTATTTAGATGCTGACGGATTAGCTGAGATAGATTTGGGTAATGGTACAAACTATTCTCCACAAGAAGCTTTAAATATGTTCTTCCAAACAGGTTCTGTCATTGGTAGAAGCTTTACCTCTGAAGGAGACATAAATCCTGGTAAAGTACCAATTCAGCAAATACAGAATGGATCAGGTAGTAATAAACTACAAAGTTTAATACAGACTTATAATTATTACCTACAAATGATTCGTGATGTCACCGGGCTTAATGAAGCTAGGGATGCCTCAACGCCAGACAAGAATGCTCTGGTAGGTATTCAAAAGTTAGCAGCAGCTAATTCTAACACAGCAACTAGACACGTGTTACAGTCTATGTTATTGTTAGCATCAGAATCAGCAGAGGCTTTGTCACTAAGAATATCAGACATTATAGAATACTCTCCAACCAAGGAAGCATTTATCCAATCTATTGGAGCTCATAATGTAGCTACGTTAGAGGAGATAAAGGAGTTGCATTTGTATGACTTTGGTATATTCATAGAGTTAATGCCTGACGAGGAGGAGAAACAAATCCTTGAGAATAATATTCAAATAGCATTGTCTCAACAGTTAATAGACTTAGATGACGCCATCGATCTACGAGATGTTAGAAATGTTAAGTTAGCGAATCAACTCCTCAAAATTAAGAGGAAAAAGAAACTTGAGAGAGACCAGAAGATGCAACAAGAAAATATCCAAGCTCAATCTCAAGCTAATCAACAAGCTCAACAAGCAGCAGCTCAAGCTGAAGTTCAAAAGAATCAAGCTAAAACTCAATCTGATGCTCAGTTAGAACAGACTAAGACTCAATTGAAGATTCAATATCTACAGCAAGAAGCTCAAGTTAAGAAAGAGTTGATGCAGTTAGAGTTTGAATTAAACTCTAGATTACAGTCTGGAGAAAGAGAACTAAAGGATAAGCAAGAAGCTATGAGAGAGGATAGGAAAGATTCTCGAGTAGACAGACAAGCTCAGCATCAAAAAGATTTAGTAGATAGAAAAAACCAGGGTGAATCACTTAAAAAGTTTGAATCATCGGGTAATGATATAGTTGGAGGTGGAGCTAGATTAGATCAATACTAGTCCCCATTTATTTTTTAATTTTATAATATTTTATTATGGCAGAAGAGCAAGATAACGTGACTAAGGTCAAACTTAGTTCAAATCCAATAGAGGACGATGTAACTAAAGTCGACCTTAGTAAGCCACCGGCTCAAGAAACAGAGGAAGTGGAAGAGGAAACGGTGGAAGTTTCTGAAGAGCAAATTGAAGAAGTTCTAGTAGAAGCTGAAACAGAGGTAGTTGAAGAAGTAGAGGATACTGTACTAGAAGAAATTACCGACGAAGAAGTTGAAGAAGTAGAAGAGCAAGTTGAAGAAGCAATAGCTGAAGCACAAGTCACAGGAAAACCTTTACCAGAGAATATCCAAAAACTAGTGGACTTCATGGAGGACACTGGTGGAGATTTAAACGATTACGTAAGTTTAAATAGGGATACGTCTAAACTAGACGACTCTGAAATTCTCGACGAGTACTATAAGAAAACTAAATCTCATTTATCCGCTGAGGAAAGAAACTTTTTGTTGGAAGACAAGTACGGTTTTGACGAGGATATGGATGATGAGCGTACAATAAGATCAAAGAAAATCGCTTTGAAAGAGCAAGTTGCTGAAGCGAAGGCCTACTTAGACGGTCAAAAGTCTAAATACTATGAAGAGATTAAAGCTGGAAGTAAGCTCACGACTGAGCAACAGAAGGCAGTTGATTTCTTCAATCGTTACAATAAGGAATCTGAAGAGACTCAGAAACTAACAGAGACTAACAAGAAGGTTTTTCAACAGAAGACTGATAATCTATTCAACGACAAGTTCAAAGGTTTTGACTACAGCGTCGGAGATAAGAAGTACAGGTTCAATGTTAAAAACGTAGATGATGTTAAGACAAACCAAAGTGATCTTAATAACTTCGTCCAAAAGTTTTTGGATAAAGATAATAAGATGAATGACGCTAAAGGTTATCACAAGTCTTTATTTACAGCAATGAATGCTGATGCTGTCGCTCAACATTTTTATGAGCAAGGGAAGGCAGACGCAATCAAAGATACCGTAGCTAAAGGTAAGAACATCAACGTAAACGCTCGAAGCACTCATGGCGAAACAAATGTAGGTGGCATGAAAGTCAAAGTGTTAGGTGAAGACTCAAATGATTTCAAATTCAAAATTAGGAAAAAGAAATAATTAAAACTTTAAATTAAAAATTATGGCACATTATATTAATCCAGGGGGAAATTTAAACTTGACCCCTGCCCCAACCAAACAAGCCGCGGCTGGGAATTATTTAGATTTTACCGCAGATGGTAATGGATGGGCTCAACAATATGTCCCAGACTTAATGGAAAAAGAAGCTGAAGTGTTCGGTAATAGAACAGTATCAGGATTCTTAGCACAGGTAGGTGCAGAAGAAGCAATGGCTTCAGATCAAGTAGTTTGGTCAGAACAAGGTAGATTGCATTTATCTCATGCAGCTAAAGTGAAAACTGGTGCGGATGGGTTAATTAACATGCTTGTAACTGATCATGGTATTAGAAAGGGTGACACGGTTGTTGTTTCAACTACTGGGTTAACCTTAAAAGGTTATGTGTCTGCAGTAGGTATAAACGCAGTCGCTGGATCAGGTAACGATAAGTTAGGTATTACAGTGTTGCCGTATACTGCAGCAAATTTAGCCGCAATCTTCACTAATAATGACGATGTTAACGTATTTGTTTACGGTTCTGAATACCAGAAAGGTACTGAAGGTAGAGGAGATGTTATAGCTCCTAAATTCAAGTCTTACACTAACAAGCCAATCATCCTTAAAGATAAGTACGAGATTTCAGGTTCTGATGCGTCTGCTATCGGTTGGGTTGAAGTTTCTGGTGAAGAAGGTCAGAATGGTTACTTATGGTACTTGAAAGCTTCTGGTGATACTAAAGCAAGATTTGCGGATTACTGCGAGATGTCGTTATTAGAAGCTGAGAAGTATGATGGTGGTACTGCTTTAAACGCGCACAACGCGGATATTACTGGTACTGAAGGTTTGTTTGCTGCTATCACTGATAGAGGTAATATCACCACTCAAGTTTCTGCGATGGATGACTTCGATACTATCCTTAAGGAATTCGACAAGCAAGGTGCTATTGAAGAGAATATGATGTTCGTTAACAGAACACAAGCTCTAAATATAGATGACATGCTGTCTGATCAATCTGGTAGTGGTGCTGCTTACGGGGTTTTCAACAATGATGTTGATATGGCTTTAAATTTAGGTTTCTCTGGTTTCAGAAGAGGTTCTTATGACTTCTACAAAACTGACTGGAAATACTTAAATGATGTGGCTACTCGTGGTGGAGTATTAGACTCTGCAGCTGGGAGCGCTTCAGATGAGGCAGGTGGTATCTTAGGTGTTATTGTACCAGCGGGTGTTTCATCTGTTTACGATCAAGGATTAGGTAGAAACTTAAAACGTCCGTTCTTACACGTTCGTTATAGAGCTTCTGGCTTAGAGTCTAGAAAAATGAAGACATGGACTACTGGTTCTGTTGGCGCTGTTACATCGGACATTGATGCGATGGAGATGCACTTCTTATCTGAAAGATGTTTAGTTGTTCAAGGTGCGAACAACTTCATGTTAATCAAAGGTGATTCAGGTATAGCGTAGTCTTTAGATTATATTTATATTAAGATTAGGGCTTCGGCCCTGATCTTTATTTTTTAATTTTTATTATATTATATTATGGCAAAGAAAGTAAAGAAGACTTCGGCTCCCAAAGAGGTGGTTGAAGCAGTTGTAGAACAAGAAGTGGCTGAGGCTACTATGGAATACTTCACAGAACCTGAAAAAAAACAGGTTGAAAAAACTGATGAGTGGGAGATAAAAACGAGGGTTTACTTCTTAAAGAATAATTTATCACCACTATCTTATAGAATACCAAGTAGAAAGATATACTACTTTGATGAAGAGAAAGGTTACGAGAGAGAGATGTCGTATACTAGAAATCAAACAACTCTCTTTGTGGATGAATTCAAAGGTGACGCTAGATTAGCTCATATCATTTTTAGAGACGGTACACTAACCGTGCCTAAGAATCAACAGAATTTACAGAAGTTACTATCATTGTATCATCCTTTAAGAGGTGTTTTATATCAAGAGCTTAACGAGGAACGTAATGCTACAGTAGAAGTAGATAACATCGAACTAGAACTAGAGGCTATGAATGCTGCAGTTGGTTTAGACATTGATATGGCTGAAGCAGTCATGCGTGCAGAGATTGGATCTAAAGTATCTAGCATGAGTTCTAAAGAGCTTAAACGAGATTTACTCGTGTTCGCTAAAAGAAACCCTAATCTATTCTTAGATTTAATGAATGATGACAATATCCATTTAAGGAATGTTGGTATCAAAGCTACAGAATTAGGGATTGTTAAATTATCTGGAGATAACAGAACCTTTTTATGGGGAACTAACGACAGAAAATTAATGACTGTTCCATTTGATGAACACCCATACTCAGCATTAGCCTCATGGTTTAAGACTGACGAAGGTATGGAAGTTTTAAACTCTATTGAAAAGAGGTTAGGATAAAATACAAATAACTATAAATTTATAGCCATCCAGTTCGGGTGGCTATTTTTTTTAACTATACTTTTAATTGTGTAATATTCTAAGTGAAGGCTTGTTCCTTCTTCCCTCATTAAATTGAGTTTTAATAATTATAAAAATAAAAGAAAATGGCTTATTCAAATTTAACAAACCCAGGTAATTACCAACTAGCATCTTTCGGACAGAAAGGATTTAAGTTAGTTGAAAATGGTACAGCTGCACCCGCAGGTCACTACAACTCTATATTAGTTTTAGATGATGCGAGTATAACTTGTACTTCGGTTAACGGTGATGGTTTAGACGCTGAAGAGGTTCCAGCAGGTGTTACTATCGTTGGGATGTTCACGTCTATTGAGGTGGCTAGTGGAGTTGTTCTAGCATATATAGCATAAGCCTATGTTAGGTATAGGAAAAGGTATAACCAAGGGAAGCCCTGTAAGATCTGTCACAAAGAAGGGTTTGCAGGCTTGGTACAAAGCTGATAGGACTCAGGCTCCTTTAGGGGAGGAGAAGGTAGAGGACGGGGGTTTCAACAGAAGCTCAGTGAAAGTCTACAATA